AATATAGCTTGTAGAGAATCTTATCTCACAACGTTTGACTGGTTACAATCGACGACCCCGGACACGTTACTTTGGAATGCTCGTGTCAGTCCCGTCATATGGGCAGAAGAAGCCGGTCCGCCGGTTTCGTATCATTTTCCCGCTTGTGCTATGGCAGCTTTGCCGTTTCAGTATTGGAAAGGAACTATGAAATTTAGGTTTCAAATTGTTGCTTCCAGTTTTCACAAGGGGAGAATAAGAGTCGTTTACGATCCCAATTTCATGGCTAATAGTAATTATCTTGGATATTCTGAGTATAACACAAACTATCAGAAAGTCGTGGATATTGGTGAGGAACAGGATTTCACTATGGAAGTCGGAATGGGTCAAGATCAATCTTTTCTTACCCATCTCTTGCCAGGAGCCGACAGTGTGACAGAAGCGTATAGTACTTCAAGATATTCTTCTAATCTCACTCAATCCAATGGTGTAATTGCTGTTTATATTGTGAACGAGTTGACAGGTGCCAATAGTTCTGTCAATAAGAATGTTCAGATTAATGTTTTCGTCTCGATGGGAGACGATTTCGAAGTTGCAGTTCCATACGACGACTTTGCAAACTTTGTGCTAGCACCCCAGTCCGGGGAGCTAGTGTTAGAGGAGCAGAGTGGTGAAATGATTGTGCCCGAAGCACAGGATACGATGGAGCCAAGCAAACCTGAACAGACTATGTCTGATGTTTTGGGGATGCCCCCAGTAGACAGTTCTAATTTGAACGATGTCTTCTTTGGTGAGGCAATCACCAGTTTCAGACCAATGATGAAGCGATATTCTTTATGGTTAACACAGCCTAAAGGTGAAGAAGAACCCACAGTAATAAGCGGCAGGTTTTCTGCAATGCCTTATCTGCGAGGTGGTGTGCCTGGAGCAGTTGACACTACTGCTTCGATATCGCAATACAACTATTGTAACACTTTGTTAATGCACTGGGTGTCTTATGCCTTTAATGGGAGACGAGGTTCCGTTCGTTGGAAATTCATCCCAAGAGGGCATCAGAGCCGAGGTGACAGCATTATGGTACAGCGTGCGCCGTTTGTACCTGGAGCTGCAGGATATGTTTTCACCAACAGACAAACCATGGCTAATTATACCACCGACAAGTCTGCGCGTTTACTCGCCATTCAGGGGTATGAAGCAACTGGAATCAATGTACCCACTCTGGGTGCAGTATTCCCTGGTTCGTTAGGTGAAGCTTTGACCATTAATCACGTTAATGGTGTTCTCGAATTCGAGATGCCATATTATTCAAACAATCGTTTTACACCAGGTAGAGATACAGGGTTAACACAGACGATGACGTTTGATGCAGCGTTCGATTACCGTATGTTCTTCACAGGCAACGGAGTCAATTCTGATACCTCGTGCTATG